TGAGTTATTAGTTCAAACCTCCAGTTGGTACGTTAACGTTGAAGCAGAAGTACATAGTTTCTGGGTGGAAACCAGCTTCTACTAGAGCGTAACGAGACTTAACTGCGATCTTAGGAGACATTGTTCCTTCAGAGATAGTCTGGATTGACTCAGCCATCATGTAAGGCATGAATTTCAAACCTGGCTCGTCATCACCACCTTTTCTACCTACCAAGATTCTAGTGTCATTGTATTTCATGTTCTGATCTACGTACACTGTCATACCTGCAAGAGAACCTACTGGGTAAAGAGTTCCGTTGTTTTGGGTAAGGGTGTTAGAGAAAGGAGCGAAAGTGAATTGGCTGATATCTTGCATCGAAGACGCCAAGTTAGCGTTGGTTACGATGAAGTTAGCAGGACCTCTTCTTCCTCTGTTAGCTACTACGTTAGCAGCTGCAAGGATTCTTGAGAAAAGTCTTCTTTGTAAAGTTGACAAGTTCTCGTAGTTTGTGCCAGCAGGGCCAGCAGTACCAGCCATTGTGATAGCTGTATCGTCTTTACCTACGTAAGATGGAATGGTGTAAGAACCAGCAGTACCACCGATTACAAGGTTAAGGTTAAGGTTTTGTCCTTCAGTTTGGAAGAATTCGTTGTTGTTAGACCAACCAAGAGCAAAAGCTCTAGCAAGGATGTGCTTGTTAATAGCTTGAGAAACCTCGTTAACCAATGCGTTCTCGATCATAGAGATTACGTCGATACCGAATTGCTTATTAAGATCCTGGATTTGCTCAGTTGTTACTGAAGCAGCTACTTGGAAAGTGTCAGCTTCTACGAACTTAGTGAAAGTCGAAAGACCCATTAAGTTGTAGTAGTTTTCTTCTCCTACACTTCTAAGCATTGGGTTGTAAGTCTTGGTACCATCAACGAAAGGACCTTGCCAGTTATCGTTGTCGTAGAAACCAGCACCAGAGAAACCTTGGATGTGATCTTCAAGAGCTTTAACCAAAGATGCAGAAGCGGTAGTAGTACCAACTTGTGATCCGTTAGTTGAAGTACCAACTTTAGTAGCAGTGCCACTTACAATTACAGAAGCTACTGATTCACCAGCAGTTACTCCAGTGATTTCGAAGATTGGGTAACCATCGATTCTTGAAAGACCAACGAATTTGGTAGTCAAGTAAGCACTAGCTGAAGAAGCGTTAGTGATGTAGTAAGTAGTACCTACTACGAAAGATGCAGGATAACCAGCAGCGTAGCTAGTGATTTGCACTTTAATCATTGCAGGGGCTACAGCCAAAGCGTCAGGAGCAGTTGTTCCTACGTTATTTGGACTGATTTTACCACCTGCGTAAACGTAGTCAAGGTATGACAATACGCCTGAAGGACCTGACATAGGAATAACTGGAACGATGTCGAAACCTACAGTCTTCGCAGCTACCTGAATAGCCAAAGGAAGAAGTGAAGGGAACTTGTCGCCAGATCCTTGCCAAGATTGGCTGTAGAATCCTTGGTTAGGTGATAGACCGCCTAAAGAGCCAGCCTGTGTAGCACCTGGGAAGGTTGGAGGGGTAACAGTACCCATACCGTTAACAACGTTCAAAGACTGGTAAGCACCAGCAGATTCGTTGAGTGAGTGATAGTGGCAATACTTAGAAAGCCACTGCTTTTTTTCTGAATCTGTAATACCTGCTTTTTGCTCAATAATAGGCGCCCAGGTATCGAAGATTTCTGCTTCGTTAATGAGTTTCATTTTTTATGGTTTTGTTTTTTTAAAATTTACCTTCTAATGACTTAGCCACCCAATTCAGATAATCTGAATTATAAGGTTGTGCTGAAGTTGTAGATGGGGCTGGGGTTTCTTGACTTTCTGTGAGTTTTTGAAGACCAACGGGTTTAGAACCAAGCTGACGAGTTGACCAGAAGTTTTTGATCTGATAAGGGGTTTCTAAGTTGTAGAAGGTTGATTGAGCAATGATTGATTGCTTGTGACCTTCGTTCAAAGATTCCCAAATCTGACCGTACTCTTCAGGCATTTCATCAATAAATTGGTGACCTGATGACTGAACTTTAGCTGATGCTTCGTTCTCATTTAAAGTCTTTTCTGCTTTTTGTGTTTGAGCAGCAGGCTGGAATTTACTTTCAGCCTTTTGTTGTAATTCATCAGTCTTTTGTGTTTGGACTGATTCAATCAGAGCGTCGAGTTGATTTGAAAGTGATGCGTAATCACCAGCAAATCCTGACTCTACTAATTCGGTTTTAGAAGCGATTTCTGCTTGTCCCCTTGCACTTTCGTTAAGTGCGTTTACTTTAGGAGCATTTACACCTTCTGAAAGAGATTCGGTGTAAGAAATCGTGCCATTTAATTTTTCTGCCAAGTAATCAGAGTAAGCAATTCCTTTGTTAAGGCTTTCTGCGATGTACTCAGAGTAAGAAATGGTCTTGTTTACATTCTCGGCAAGATACTCAGTATAAGAGATACCTTGATCGAGTTTTTCTGCGATATACTCAGAATAAGCGATTCCTTTGTCAAGGTTTTCCGCTAAGTACTCTGAATAAGAAATAGACTGG